CCATCTCCACCTAAAAAAACACTCTTGTAAACATCATTCGCTATTTGATGTAATGTTTTTTGTTCTGAATAATCAAAATATTTTGTATTCGCATAAAGATTAAATCGAGCTTCTACCGTTTTTTGATATTTTGGATAATCTAAAACTAACCCCTCCATATCAAGTATTGTTTCATTCGGCTCTGACTGTAATTTTAAACCGCTTCCAATAGTCCAATCTACATGCTTGTCAACTAATATCTTTGCTGTATCAGTTTTCAAATAAGCATCATACATTCTCAGTCTTAAACGCCTATAATCTGGAATAGAACTAATAACTATACCCAATTCTCCTAACGTTTTTTCTCCATCAAAAGTTTTTGTAATTATTGGATAACTTGGGCCATAAGTTTTGACACCTCCTAATTCAAAATTACTATTGTTTTTAACCTCAGAAGTTTCAGACTTTATATCTGAAACCCCTATTTTAATATTTGTAAATGGTATTTTTATCATAATTTCTATAAATTACCCCCTCTTAAATTTCTTGTTCGACCATTGTATCTATTTACATAACGCTGTTTTAACTGCTCTAAAGATGTTATTCCTGCTAAAACATCCGTAGGACTTCTATATGCAGCTTTAACAGTCATTTGACCGTCATTCATCTGATACTCAGAATAATTTGTCTGACCAACTGTATCTATTAATTTCAATTCCATAGCTGAAATCAAATCATTAATAGCGTTTATTTTATCTAACAAAGTAGTTTTGCATTCGATATACTGACTAATGCTCAAATAATTATCATTCATGTTTAATGTATTTGTTTATCCTTTACAAACTTACAAAAAAAAACCACTCAAAATTAATTGAATGGTTTTTTTGGATTTAGCCATTATGCATAATCATTATAAAATTATGATGTTATTCCTTTTTTTCTAACTCATTAATATTACATAATCCTCATAAGTAAGTTTACTGTACTTTTTAGAATTACGCCTTAAAATTTCTATGTAAATATCTCTTGCAGCTATATCATAACAGGCAATATCAAAAAAATGATTTTCAACTGAACTATTTTTTTTCTTCCATTGAAAACCAATTACAGCATCACCCTTTTTAACCTCTTGCCTCGTTTCTCCTTCATAATGATGGAAATAATTACGCATAGTATATTTTCCGTTTTCTGGTTGTGGAAAATTCATATATCCACTAGGCTGATAACCATCCATTCCAACTCGCAATTTAATATTTGATGCTAAAATATCTTTCAACTGGTTTACCTGTAAAATATATAGTTTTTGCCTTTCTCTTGAACGCATGATAACAGGAGTATCTTTTGTCAAACGTCTGTACTCATCCTCTGCATATCCTTTAATACCAACTATAAACGGATTATTCTCATTATCTATGAACTCATAAGCTAATCTTGTAAAATGACCCGTATCAATAACAGTTACATCAACGTTATAAACATCACCACTCTGACTAGTTAAATTATACTCTATTATTTCTTTTAACTTATTCCATACTGAATTATTCATACCATGTGCATAAGTCCACTTTATACGCTCACTTTCATTTTCACGCTCTAAACGTGTTTTTTTTCTTGAACGCTTAAAAGTACCTATCGAACCATGATTAATTGAATATGTAACACCTGTTGACGTATGCGCTCTTATTTCCCAATCCAAACGAACATCCTCATTATGTGTTTCCATAACACCCCCTAAATCACAAGCCAATGTTATCATAATTACTTTTCCATTTCCATCCTTTTTAATAGTTTCATCTGGAACAACACCAATTTCATAACTCCTTGTATTCTGCATTAACTCTGAAACTTTTACATCTGTTCCCTTTTCTTCCCATGTCTGCCCTAATCTAGTATTTACAAATGCTTTTAATTTATCTTCATCAATTACATCATTTGGAGGACATGCGTCTAACCATTGATATACTAAATCGACCCAAGAGGTAAACCCTGGAGGAATTACCAAAGCATTTAACTGATAACTACGGAAGTTGTCACGCTTAGGAACAGCAGTAGGCACCCACATACCAGAATTGTTTAAAATTGGCTTATCCTTTTCAAAAATTTTACCTAAACAATTTTGACATTCATAATGAACAGACTCCTTTATAAGTTCGCCTCGCTCATCCAATTCCCACTTAATGCCAGAATAACCTCCGTCTTCCTTTTTAATTTGCCATTCCATTGGTATGTAGGTTTTACAATGAGGACACTCCCAATTCCATTTTCTTTGATCGCCTAACTCATATACCTCCTCAATATTTGATGTTTGCTTAATAGCTGGAGTTGATATATAAAATAACTTTTTTGTAGTACCAAACGATGTAGCCCTATTTTCCATAAGCGACCTAACATTCCCCTCTTTTTTATCTGAACGTGGAGCAGCCTCCCAATCATCAGCAAAAATATATTTTACAGAATATTGCCTCCATTTATTAGGATTGTTAACACCTAAAGCAATTAAAGAACCCCCTGCAAATTCCTTACTAAAATCAGTATCACCTGTTCTTTGATTTTTTTTCTTTACAACATTTGGACGTATCAATTTTGAAACTCCTGATAATTCAAGCATAGGGTCTAAAGATGTTCTAACAGATAATTTCGCCAAGTCTAAATCAGCAGCAGTAAACAAAATAGGAGCTGGTGTTTCTGAAATAATATAACATATACCCGAATAAATAACAGACTTTGAAATTCCACTTTGAGCACATTTCATTACCGCCATCATTTCTATTGGACTGGTTCCACTTAAATTATCTATTATTTCTCGTGAATACGGAGTTAATTCATATTTTAAAAAACCCTGGTACCTAGACAAATCACCAGTTAAATAAACATTCTTCTCAACCCACTCTGAAGGCTTCTCTTTTATTATTTTGTAATTGTATATTCTTTCATGAATATCAAAATAAGCTCTTTTTAATAATTCTGCTATCATATTTTTAAAATGGTGTTTCTGATTCTTTACAAAATGTAAGCTTAAAACTTACATTTTGTAGTAAAAACTTAATTTTGGGTATTCCAACTTTATCTCTGCATAATCTGTAATGATCATCTTTGAATATAACTTCTCTTTGTTTATAATATCTTCTATTGTAACTATAAGGTAATTGATAAAGTTTCTTTTGATAAAATACAAACCACTTGCCTTTATACTTAAACCCATTTTCGGCTGTTACTTCAATAATATCGTACATTTTCACACATTAGTAGGTTATATTTACGAGTTATACGCAATTAAAAAATACTTGTTTGACTTCGGTAGGCTTCTATTCTTTTGTTTGCCTTTTCAAAGTAGTCCTTATCAATTTCGGTAGCGGTTAAATCAAATCCTAAATCATCACAAGCAATTACAATGCTTCCACTACCTAAATGGCTATCAAATATTTTGTTGCCTTTTTCTGCGTATTCATTTAGCAAATATCTATAAAGTTCAACAGGCTTTTGTGTTGGGTGTATGCTTCCGCCTTTTTGTGCTATTAAACCACGATTAAAAGTAAAAACTCTTGTTGCTTTATTAAAACTACTATAAGCAATTTCGCAATCACTCATACTTAACCCGTGTTGCCCTTTATCCCAAACAATCCACCCCATAGTTCCTTTATTCAAATGAGCAACAAAATAATTTGCACCCCAAACAATTTGATTTTTAGATATTCTTTCAAGCTCTCTAAAATATTCATCATTAGGTATTGCGTTATCCCATCCTTTATTTTCGTGATGTTTTCTTTTGTGTTTTGGATTTTTAGTAAAAGTTTCTGTTTGTCCTGCTCTTTCTATTCCGTAAGGTGGGTCAACTATTGCTAAATCAAATTGTTTATCCTCGCATTGCTTCATAAAAGGCAAACAATCTACGTTATATAAGTCAATTTTACTTCTGTACATAACAAGTATTTTTAAACTGCGTATAACAGCGGTTTTGTTCTATTGCCATTTCAGGCTTAATTTTATGTTCTTTTTGTGTTTGCATAATTAGTGTTTAATTAAAAGTTAGTTTTGTATTTTCGGCAACAAAACAAAGCCACAAAACGTTATAAGTAACTTTATGAAACAAATGTGCCAAGAACCAAATCAGGAATAATACCACTTCCATTTTCTTCAACTAATGTTTCATCATAACCAAAAGTTACAACCATTTTTTCGTCACGCATATAATTACTTCCGAAATCTTCTAATGTCATTTCAGCTTTATACTTTGATAGTAATGTAGATAATTCTACTTTAAATTGTTTTTGTTTTTCTAATAGCGTCATAATCGTTAATTTAAAAGCTACTTATAACAAATAATTGTATCAATAGCTTGGTTAGTGTTTAATTTAATGTTTTGCGTTTTGTTGTAATATAATTTTAATATGAAACGTATGGTAACTTTAGCACGCTACTAATACAATTATCATACGTTGTACACAATTGCCTTAACTGCATTTCTTACACCTACCAAGCTCACTTTTACAATAGTATGGTTTATCCCAATTTTCAACGCATTCAGTCGGCAACTGTTCGCTTTGCTGTACAACACGTTGTATAAGTAAGGCTTGCTTCCGTGCTTCTTTCAAACATTGTTTAAACGCCCATTTTTCCTTATCCATACCCCCAAGTTCTTCACATTGAAGAATTCTCTTTTCCAAAAAATCTATTATTAGTTCCATTTTAAAAAGTTTAGTATTAATTTTTCGCCCTACTCATACAACCCAACGTTATATGATAGCTTTACCAAACAAGACGTTTAATCCTTTTTGTGTTAATGTTAAATCTGAAATAATTAAGTCTTCTATTCTGTAATCTTCATCAGCAAAATACCATTTGGTTTTTTCTGTATTCCAATAAATCTTTATTTCAGATTTTTCAGATTTTAGCCAAAAATCACCATTATTATTAAAAAAACAAAAACCTTCAAATAAAACTTTACTTTTGGCTAATTCATATTCATCTCTTAATTCTTGATAATTTCCTATTTCATTTTCATTATTTGGTTCACAAAAAGTAGGCTCTTGTAAAATTGAACCAATATCATCACAAGGAACAAACATTTCTATTT